CTACGGATAATCTGCTGTGCCTTCTTCATAATGGCACCAGTAAACCCAGGCTGCTGCTTCTCGATGACCTCTGCTACCTTTCTCACTAGTATTTTTTCTTGCATCGTGGCGTTACGTGCGCCAGATAGCTGCGTTTCAGACGCAGTACGACGTTTGATTACCTCTGCCATATAGCCATCAAAGTCTGGTGAATAGGCTTTTGGACCAAACCGGCGTTTCATATCTGTGCTGAGAGCTTTGTAAAAACGCTGGAGCTTCTCAGCTAACTTCTGGAACGTAACTTCAACCAGACCTTTGGCCCGTTCTTTCTTGTACGATTTCATGGCCCAAACTGCTGTCTGGTCAGCGTACCACTCTTCGAATCCGTGCTTACCTTTGTAAGCTGAAGGCGCATCTTTTGCGTCTCGTGCCTTCTGAAACTGATCAAACATGCGGTTATAGAGAGCTGGATTTTGCAGCGTGGACGATAGCTGCTCTTTAAACAGGGCGTGCCCCAATTCGTGTGCAGCGATCAGGGCAGTATCTAGCTCATTCGTCGCGACTTTTGGGTCGATCAAGATTATATGAGCATCCCCGAAACCGATATATCTGCCGCCACCCTGTGCATCAGCTTTTAACTCCTGCGCAACATCCTTTACGTAGGCCAGTACTTCTGGCGAGCCAAAAAGCTCAGCTACTTTAGGATCATCGCTGACCAACTGATCTACATTAAATATTGAAGTAGGCTTCTTTAGGCCGAGAATCCTTCCAGCGTTTTTAAACACTTTACTGACCAAGCTATCGGGGGCTAAACCGAAGGCTTCTAGACCAACAGTAGAGCGGGCCACCTGCCCACCTGGGTTAGACTTGGCAAAAGCGTTCTTTGACTCAGCGTCGAAGTTATCGTTGTCAGTTCGATCAGCGTCCATGTCAGCCACAAAACCCATCTCACCTTCGAACCCTAGCTGTGGTTCATTGTCCTTTGCTTTTGGGTCTTCGCCAACTAACTTGCCGTAGGCAACCTCTTGAAGGGGTAAGACCGTGCCGTCTTCGCGAGTTTGTTCAGGTCTGAAAATTTTGAGTGTTTTTTCATCGTTGTTGTCTATGTGCTCGATAACTTGATCGCGGTTACCTTCGAATACGGTTTTTCCTGTGGAATCCACGACCTCATACCGCCGATCTCTTGGCATACGAGTTTCTGTTCGCAAGGCTTTGCCGAGCGTTATTGTTTTCGGCTTAGCGCCTTTGTCACTTTGCTCTTGGAAACCAATCACGGTGTCCATCAACTTTAGCGTGCCTGTTTTCTCCGGACTTTTAGGCCCTTCAGGATATACGGCGGTTGTATCGCCAGCTTCTTTAGCGGCCTTGAACTCAGCGACAGCTTTGACATGCGCCTGTTTCTCAGGGCTTTTCATAAACTCGCTGTACGCTTTTGCGTACGCCTTTGACTCACGCACTAGCTTGGCAAGCGTAGGCTGGGCAGCAACCTTTTGCTCAAGAGCATTTAACTCTTGGTCCATCTGATCTAAGTCAGGTGGCACAACTGGGTCCATATCAATGCCTTCTTCGACTAAAAAGTCTTTAAAGGCGTTGGCGTAGTCTTCTGCTAACTGGACGTTTTCCATCAACGCAGCTAGTGGTTTTAAACTTTCTACGGTGATCGTCGCACCACCAATGGTGAGCGATCGTCCGTCTGCTAATATCTCAGTAGCAATCTTAATAAACCCAGCACGATGCCGAGAGTACTGGCCACCGTCGGTGTACGCGGTTTGGTTCTCGTTTGACACCATTCTCATGCCATCAGCGACGAGATCTACTAGGTTCACAGGCTTGTTATTAACTTTCACAAGCTCTGCTTCAGTCTTGTTCCGATAACCTTTGTCGTTGCCCTTAGTTTTCTTGCCGCCGTACATCTTTTTTGCGAAATTACTTTTTGCAGCTTTCGTCAGTGCTACACGCAGAGCCTGCCGCGCAGTATTCGCCAAACCTATTTTGACTTTTTGCCCGTTTGGTCTCGCCGCAGGGTCTTCTATGCGAGAGTCTTTATAGGTAGGTTCTAGAGGGTCAACAGTTTGGAACAGGCTGTACGAACCGTCAGGGTTTATCACTGGGTTTATTGCGCCTGGATTTTCTCTACGAACTTTCGCAGCCTTTCTCAGAAACGCGCTCGACATGTTTGCGAATGCGGGGTTGTTAAAGTCGACTTTGGTGAACTCATCCTTACCTAATTCAGAAAGATCCTCATTCTCGAAGGCTGCTGCAAATTCTTTCTGGGATGCGTCCGTGTCGTCATAGACCTTGCCGTCGTTAGGCTTATAAGTCTCATCACCTGTGACATCATTCGTGACAATGCCACCGACTTGCATAGCGTCGTTCGCGAATGCTGCTTGGTCAATAAACCCTCTGTCTTCCAATATCTCTTGGTTCTGATCTGCGTCAACATCGGGTTGGGCGTCAGCTTGGGTTTCTTCGCGGAAGGCTTCTTGGACTTCGTTAGGCACATCCATGTTACGAACCTGCGGGCCTTGCTCATCCTCAAATAACTTCTTACGGTTCTCAAGCGCTTCTTTAATAGAGACTCGTCGGAGCGATCCACCTTCAGGCATCTGCTTTTCAGCAGCGGCAAATGCACCAGCTACGCCTTCTTCGTTAGTACCTTGCTGCCAAACAACATTGCCGCCACGGTCTAACGCCTCGATTGCAATATCACCATCTTTAGGTTTAACGCCGGTGTACCCTAACGCTTCTGCAAGCGATGAATCATCCGCTTTTGACTTCGCGACTTCTTCAGCGATATCAAAGTTCTTAGACAAGATGGTGCCGCGACCAGGGATGAAACGTGTGTAAAAGGTTTCACCCTGTATATCTACTTTCTTAGTAGTGTCGGGGGATGCGTCGTACTCAGCGTTCGGGCCTTCTATCCAAACAGAGTGCCTGTCGGTAGACTTATCGAGTGCGGCGCGTAGTTGTGCGTTGACCGAGCTACGCGGTTCGGGGGTGGTGTAGCCCATCGAGTCAGTACCATACTGTTCTTTATCGATCTGACTATCAGTTTGTTGCTGACGGGCTTGCTCCATAAAGCCCTTGGCTTTAGTCATTATGTCGCCAGCACCACGCAGTGAACTTGTCGCTACGCTGCCTGCTCCCGCTATGCCTGCACCACCGAAGAAACCAGCAAACGCTGATTCGCCAATACGCAGGGCCGCATCTTGCTGAGTGTATTCGTCGTCTATGTCAAATCTATTAGCTACACTAATACCTTCTTGCAGAACTTCGGCGATGCTTTCTGTTGCGCCGCCTCTCGCTGTATTTTTAGCGAGACCTTTCGCGAAGGTACTAAAGGTAGAGCCTTCTTTGGTCGAACGCTTGGCAGCTATTTCGCCAAGGTCTTTCATCAATGTCTTGGTTAAAAGCTGCTCACCTTTCAGCCCGATAAACGCTTGCGGTATTGCCAAGCCAGCCGCGCGTAGGGCAGCTTCGTCTTGGTCTAGGTAATCGAGGTTCTCGCCAAAGTTTGAGCCAGCCATGCTGGTGTACTCTTGAGTGTACATACCGGCAGCTGCACCACCTTTGAGAGTGAGCTTATTCGCTGGGTTGTTTCTTTGAGCAAGTCGATAGGCTACCGCTAGTACTCGCTCTTCTTGATCTGTGGCTTCGCCTTTGAGCTTCTTCTCAAAAGCATCTTTAACTAGTCGTTTAGTGACCTGCTTGGAGCCAGTTGTTAGGCCAACTTTCGCTAGTCCAGTAACAGCCGCGCCACCGAGACCGCCCCCCACAGTAGTGAGGAGATAGGGGCTAACTTGGCCCACATTCTTCGCTACCTGAGATACGAACCCGCCGAAGGTGGGGTTATCAACGAACTCTCCGAATGATTGAAGATCACCAAACATTTCAGAAGTACGTTCTTCGCGCTGTCTAGCGTCCGCGATGTTATTGGCAGCAGCTTCGTCGTCGCCTATCGCAGTGTTAAACAACCCTTTGAAATAATCTGTGTCAGAGCGGATACCTTCAACGCCCGCGCTAAAGCCGCGCTGAAAGGTTTCACCAAGACCGTCAGGCGTCTCAGCCTGAAGAGATTCATCTTGAATCGTTTCATTACCAGTCTTTCCACGGTAGCGGCTAAATAAGTCCTCGATGGATTCCGACACGCTAGCCCGCCTTGTTTGTTTTAGCTTGAGCCTTTAAAGATCCTTTAGCGCCCCTGATTTCCTTTATAAAGTAGGCGTAGCCAGAATCGCCAAATATTCTTCGGAGTACACTTGCTGGGACAGATTCGTCTTGCTGTGAATCAGTTGTAGGGTCATAGACTATGACTGATCCGTCGGCCTGTACCTGTAAACGACTTAACAGATTGTCGTTGCCGTCGATATAGTCAATCGCGCCGTCGGGTAAAAAGTTTTCCCCGAATGATCCATACTCTTCACTCTCAGCGAGCGCTTGAATGCCCATGCTGATCATAGAGTTTAGTGCAACTTGGCTTTCAGCCTTTCGAGGAGTACCCGAGGGGGCGTTTCTGAACTCTGTATACGCACCGTCAAAAGCACCTCTATACTCAGAGAAGAACCGACCCTCATCGAAATTAATATCACTGTTTACATTCCCGTCGTCATCGGTCCCATAGATAGCTGCTTTGGCCGCGGCAAAGTTGCCACGGATACGGTCCCCAATTTTCTCGGAAACTTTCCAATCGTGCCCTTCAACTTGTCGGAAGTAATTAAGGCGACCTGTTTCAGCGGTCATTTGGGCTGTGTTGGCAGTCATTCGAGACGTTTCGGCCTGGAAACCAGCCCGCTCTTCAGTCTGTTGAGCAAGCTGCGCTTCTTGCAAGTCCTTAGAGTTATAGTCTGCGCTGCCTGTTGCCATCACATTGTTCATGCGCTCTAAATATGTTTTGCGTTGCTCTTTGTTCACTGCGATTGTTGAAAGCATTGCCCGCAGCTCCTGCTGCTCTACGCGCGTCGCTTTGTTCATGTCCTCGAGTGTTTCGATGCCTTTACCTTTCAACCGCTCTTGTAGGGCTACGATCTCTTCTTGAGTGAACTGGACTTTGCCCTCAACGATATCTTCGTCTGTAGCGGCTTTTGTTTTTTCGACACCAGACTGAATGGCGGGGTTCTCGTCTACAGGCGCAGCTTCTTCAGCTGGTGCGGGGGATGCGCTTTTCAGGCTATCGACCTGTTTTTGCAGCGCGGCCTTTCGTGCTGCACCGCCTCGGCCTGGTTGCACTTTTGCTATGCGTGCCTCTAATGCTGCTATTTCAGCCGAATTGTCAGCTGGTGCTGATTGGGACGGCGCGGCGGTTTGTTTCGCCTCTTCTGCCGCAACAGCCTCTTGGACTTCTGGAGTCACAATTTCAGCAACAGGTACTTGAAGCTCAGAACCATACTGCTGAAGAACTTTCAATTGCTCGGCCCACGGCACCCCTATAAACGACTGTTTTAACTTTGTAACAGTTGCTGCGGCTTCGGGGCTACCAGTCGCGATTAGCGCATCTTCTAAGTCATTAGTTAGCTGGCCTACAGCGTTAGAGATCAGTTCTTCATTGTCTGCTATTTTATCATTGCCTTTAGTGAGCGAATTTTTCATCTCGAATTCTCTTCGGGTTCCAGAGACACCTGGCCGGTTCCACATTTGATTGTACTGGTTAACCATGAGCTTAGAGGCATCGCCATATGAAGAAAAAGCAACTTCCGCATCATCGCCAGGTATACGCCCAACGGTAGAATACTTTTTCTTTTCATCCCCATCATAATTGCCCTGTAGAGCAATTGTGTTATCAGGGCCCTCTGTCACACCCGTGAAAGAAAACCCTATATTATTTTTGACTGCTGAATCGTCATTGCCCAACGCGGCGGCAAGCTGCTGTAGCTTCGGATCAATCTTCCCGCTTTTGGCTTGTGACTCCCAAAGTGCAGTCAATTTCTCGGGGTCAAGCTTTGTGCCCGCTGCGTTTACAATGCCAAGCTCAGTTGCGAGGTTAGTCACTACGTACACATCGTCTAAATTGCGGGTGCGCTGTGCTGACTCTTCAGCGAGCTGTACGTTCTTTTGTTGCATGTCTCGAGCGTATTGTTCGTCCTTCATCTGAGCGCTCCCAGACGCGCCTTGCATAAAACTTTTAAAACCAGATGCTAAACTCATAGCGAATTCTCTTTATTTATAGAAAGGTGAACGCCGCTGCTGCACCAATCGTGCCCAACATGCCGTACGTCTGCGCCTTGTTCTGCGCTTTGGCGTTCTTGTAAGCGGATTCTCGTTGCGCTGCTGCACCGGCGGCGTTACCTAACGAGCTTAGTGAAGAGCGGTTCACGCCTTGACCGATATCAATTAGGTCTGCCATAAGCCCCCTGTTAGCATCTTTTTGAGCTACGCGCGCATCGTTTACGCCTTGTATACCACCGAGAGTAGTACCTATCTCCAGAGAACGTTGTTGTTGTTGCATCTGCGCAGGTGTAAGCGACGCGCCATAGCGGCTAGCATTACGATCAACAACGCCCTGCATTAATTGATTTGAGTTATCTCTATCATCTCTAGCTTGATCAATAAGGCTCGTATCAGTCCTTGCTTTATTTATAAGCTCTAACTCAACGGGTTGGATATCACGGAGGTAATTGTCATAGTCGGCCTGAGTGATATTCGAAAGTGTCTTTTCAGGGTCAACGCCGTCTTTGCCGTACGCTGTTAGCGACCTTGTACCCCTTGTATGATTTGAGTTGTACTGGCCCATACCCGCAAGCATCATCATGAGTATTTCTCCGCAGCTTTTCGCATTGTATCCCAGGCGTTTTGCTTCTCACCTTCTTTTGAACCAAATATCTTGTCTCCAGCCGCGCCCGCTATCTTCATGCCTGCATCGAGCTTAGCTCCGCGCATTAGCTCGTTGTTTTTGGCTTTCTCTAAAGTACGGTTGGTGCCAATATTTGTTAGGAGGGATTGTGCGCTTGCAGATGCCGCGGTCTGACCTTGAGCTGCACCGACAGCCGCTGCGGCTCGTTTGTTTTGGATATCTAGGGCACCAGAGGTGGCTCCGCCTAGCGTGGCTTGATAAGCGCCAGATAAGTCCGAGGCTACTCCGCCAGCATCTTGAGTAGCCGCGTAAGAAGGATTTGACGTTAGAGCCTGCATGGTGTCAGCGTTGCCGCGACCCCGTGCCAGATTCTTAATGTCATCTGTCAACGAGTCTTTTAGTTCGGCAACGTTCAGCGGGGCGTAGTTCGCATTAAAAAACTCTGCTTTTTCGGCGGCGATTTTCGATTCGGTCTGCTCCGCCGCTGATGCTTTATAGTCTTGTTTTTTTGGTTTACTGCCCATTACACGTCTCTCGTATAAACTATTGTGTCTATCTGCCAGCCTTGATCTAACAAATACTCTCTTAGCTCAGGTACAGCAGACCGTGTTTCTAGCTTCACAAACCCACCGTCTTTGGCTTGTGCTATAAAAAAATCTTGGTGTTTATCTACAAGATTCGTTCCGCGCTCCTTTGCCCATGCTAGCCAAATAAGCATTGTTCGCTCGCCGGTAAACAAATCTGTTTCGCCGGTTGTTACTACGAAACCTTCTGACGTAGTCCATAAAGTTGCTACCCCTTGCTCACACGCGGCGTGTATATCGCCGGTTGTGTATGTCAGCTGAAGATTCGCATCTAGGATCTCTTGTATCGCTGGGCCTACCCAGTGCGCGTTGCACGTTATATCTGTAACTTTCGGGTTATTACCCGCGCTCTCTACCATATCGATTACGTCTTGTTCTCCAAGCACCGCGCATACCTCCATATTTAACTACTCTGGATACTCCTGTATCAGCGTTTCTAGAACGCCGCTCTGCTTCTACAAGTGCTTGTGAGAAGAGGTTTCCGTATAGCTGGGAATGTTTGAAATCCGTCCAGTCTCGGTTGGGGATTCTTAACAATCGAAACAAAGCGCCATTAACGATTGTGTCTCGATAATCGTTCATAACATCGTTGTCGCAAGACTTGCTTGTATGAGTTGGCTTCAGAATCGCCCGTATAATTGTACTGCCCGCAGAAGTCGTAGAAGGTGCTGGTGCTAACCACACTACGGAAGAACTCTGCTTTATAAAATAAGAAGGTACACCAGCTTGATCGGCCTCCCTCCATTTCGGCAGGCGCTGTTCGAGAAGGGCACTAGTCACTGGTTCTAAGTCTTTACCGTAATGCGAAATCCAGAGCACCTTGTGCACGCTAGTACCCGAAGGGGCTTCGAGATCGTACTCGTATATCCCAGAGACCGTAGTTAAGGGGTCTAGCTCAGCTTGGTAGACATGCGCTTTTTCGCACAGCTCAATTGCAGCCGCGCGAATGCTATTCTCTATCAACATGTCCGGACACCCGTACAGGTGCGGTGCTATCTCCGGTATTAACGCCTCGTAAGAGATCGCCATAATTTACCCTCAGCTTCGGCCCATGATTGGTAGCGGCTGTCGAGTATCTAAGTTCGGCGACGAACTAGAATCTATCACCGCTTTACCCATCACTGAATTAGTGAATAAGTTGTAGTGGTTCTTAGCCCGCTCTGCATTACCCGCGTACTCAGCGTCCTTCATATACGCCATATATAAAACGTAGTTCATTACTGCATTACCAAAAATATCAGGGATAGATAGGGAGCCGTTTTGTGCCACAGTAGTTGGGTTAGAGCTGTAAATTATTTCTAAATAGGCATTGCCAGCTACGCCAGGATAGACGTAAAAATTACGAGGGTTTGAATCATCGTAAATATAGTGCTTCACAACTGTTGTATGGGCTGCGTCACCAGATACGGTTGGGTCATGCCAATCGGGGGTCTGCGCGTCGAGTACTTCGCGATCCACGACTCTTACGGCGCGTTTGCCCGTTCCGCCACTGGCTGCCGACATATTTCTGACAATCTTTAATAACCGATTCCCTGCGGCAGGGATGTCCTGCTTCGTGCCAGTAGCTAAGGTAATAGTAGTGTTAGTGGCACTAGCGTCTGGCTTCAATAGCGCAATTTCTCTTTGTGCGTCGTTGATCCAGAGTACTAATTCAGCGACGACAGGCCACCGGACTCCCGTGGTGTCTTGTAGTACCGTTTGTGTTCGGTCTATTACGCTTTGTACTGTTACTGCCATGATCTTTTACCTATGAATTGAGGATTGATACCCAAGCTGCTTCTCTGGTATCTGAGTCGATTGTTTCACCCATAGCTTTATTAACTGCTGCGGCTTTTGGATAACCATCGGCTTTAAAGTTCTTTGGTTCGCCTTCGTCCATCATTTTCTCGAGGGTGGTGACTAGTTCTTCGTCGAGCTGAGTGCTCTCCGGAATAACTGTCGCTTCTTCGAAATCAGCGATTTCGGCTGACTCTTCTTCAACATACTTGTCGTTGTATTCTTTCGCGCCCATTTGGATCGCCAATAAGCCAATCTCATCAGCGATCTCTCTTGGCACACCTGCTTCGAACAAAACTGCTGTACCGCCTAGGGTGGTGACTCGTAATGGTTCACTGCTAACAATCTTCATGATTAAGTCCTATTTTCATTTTTTCTTTTTAATTGGCCGCTTGCCTGATTTGTTCCAAGCATTCATGTAGCCGCGTAGGGTCATACCTGTAGCTTTCAACTGTGAAGCATCCACGTTCGCCAATTTCTTGCCCTTGTGCGTAATAGTCTTAGAAGAACCTACGCCGAACTTAGATCTCTTTGCGCTGCTTGATACAGTTGCTGCCGTCTTTACACCTGCTGGCTTCCCAACAGAAGTTGCTACCATTGGGGCCAGGGACGCTACGGTCGCGGCTGCACCAATTCTTCTACGTCCGCTACGCACGTTTGCGTTGCTCGCTGCATTTGCTGACGTTTTGTTAGCAGCGCGGTTAGCGTTAGCCTTTCTAGTAGTTGCGGATTTACTTTTACCTCGAACCCCCGCGACGCGTTTGTCGGTAGGTTTTCTCGCGGCTTTAGCGGCTTCAATTGGCTTCTTGCTACCAACTGCGCCTGAAACTTTTCGTTCGGCTGCTTTACCAGAATTCTTTGCTTTTCTTGCGGCGTCTACGGCTTTTTTGCCATACTTCTTAACTGCTTGTCTGACACCCATACGGCCTAGCGCCGCTAATATGATTGGAATTGCCATTACTGTTTCCTCTGGACTAATTAAAAGCCCCCTCCGGAGAGGGGGCGATTGCCTTACTTACTGTGCAGTGTCTAAGCAGATAACACCGAAGTCCTGTACATTGCCAGTGATATCACTGTTGTACTTGGGCTTGCGGAATCCGAAGATCTTGCCTACAGAGATACCAGACTGGTTGCCATAGTCGAAAGTATCTTCAACCATCTCAGGCAGACCAATATCAGCCAGGGCCAGAGCCTGAGCACCACAGAACAGCGCACGTCCGCCAACTACGTTAGCTGCTGCGCCCCACTTGTAGCCAGCTGCACCAGCGTTGCCAGAAGCACCAGTAGTAGCACCGGAAGTGTTAAACACATGACGGAACTCGTGGATCATTACACCGTCAACCATCAGGCTAGAAGAACCAGCGAACAAGCTGTTAGAAGCACCACGTACACCAGCGCTACGAACGTTAGCGATGAAGTCAGCATCTAGCTTCAAGTTAGCCATCTGTGATGGAGTAACAAACATGTGATAAGTTTCCTGATTACCAGCACCACGAATACCACGGATGTATTGATCTTTAGCATAGGCTTTCAAGTTAACGATGTGCTTATACTTGAGCTTGTCACCAGCTACCAACGCAGTAGTGTCGCCAGCAACGATGTCGTCGCCATCAATACGACGGTGTCGTGAAGCAGTAGGTGCAGAAACGTCAGAAGCAAACTCAAGATCAACAAGCTCTTGTCCGTTTACAGCGCCGCCAACTACAGTACGAAGTCCACCGTTGTTCTTGTGAGTGTAAGCAACGCCAGAGAGTGTCAAGAACGCTAACTGGTCACAACGGTCAGCCATTGCATAAGCAAGTGCGTCGCGAGACTGCTCACGGAAGTTAACAACAGTCTTCTGGTCGGTCATACGGCC